ACAACATAAAACATCCTTCCACCCACAGGCACCCGGAAAACGCCGTTTCCAGCATCTCCGTTTGTGCCGTAGTATTGGCATTCAAAATTCCGGTCGCGGTATTTGTCCAGGCTGTGTAAATTTTTCATTCCACATCATCCCCAAATTTTTGCTTCAGCTCCCTGACTTCCCGTTTCAGCGCCTTGATCTCCGTCTTGTACTGAGCCCAAAGCCGGTAAATGAAAGCAGCCGTCTCTCTGTGCATCTCATCGACTTCTCTCGCCGATTTTCCCCACGACGGTTTCACCAGCTTCCGGCAAATCGTGTGCATTTTCTCTTTCGTTACCATTCGCTCCCACCTCTCACGCCCGTTTTGGTGTATTTGTTCCCGTGCCGGTCCACATGCTGGGACGGCGCATCTGCGCACGGCCAATATAGCCGTTCCCACAAGATTTCCTGGGCGATCCGCGCCCGTTTCGTGGCGCAGCCACTCGGTCCCTTTTCCATGGCAGCCTGCCGGAGTACATCCTCCGGCAGGCTTTCCATCTCGCGGCGCATCACCGCTCCCCGACGGGCAGATCCAGCCACCGCCGCCAGCATTTGCAGCAGTCGCCCTCGCCGTCATCCAGGCACTCATCCTCCGGCACGTCCGGGGGACAGGGACCGCCGCCCAGGAGCGCCGCCAGGGCGTCCGCGTCCATCTCGCGCAGAGCGTCGGCGTTGGTTTTGGTTGGTTTCTCCCACTGGTCCGCCTCCTGGTACAGGCGGCTTGCCACAACGCCCGTAGACGCCTGGTATTTTCCGTCGTAGGTCTGCAAGATTTTACCGCATACAGTTTGGAAATACACCTGGCACAGTTCCATCCCAGGATACACACGGACGGGGCGAACAGGGGTCAGCTCCAGCGTCCACCGCCCCGAAAAGCCGATGTCGCCGAATCCGGCGGTCACATGGACGAACAGGCCCAGCCGCCCAACAGAAGACCGGCCCACGATCATGGGCACAAGCCCGTGGGTTTCAGTGTATTCCATCGTCGATGCCAGATACAACTGGCCGGGTTGCAGCACCATGCCCTCCGCCGGAATGTGGACGATGTTGGTCCGGTTGTCCTGCCGTGGGTCCAGCACGGCCTCTCGATACACCATCAGGTCCTCGTCCAGTCGCAGGTTGTAGCTGTTAGGGCCAAGGCGGGCCTCGTCGAAGTCCTGGATTTTGATTTCTCCCACGGAAATCCGCTGTCTAATTTCGTTGGCGCTTAAAATCATGCTTTTTATCCTCCTGTGTCAAAATGGTAAATTTTGTTTTCCAGTCAGGCCCGCAGGCGAGACTTTATCGCCGTGTGTGATGCAACTCGGCGTACATTCTTCCAACTTTTCGCCGTCGATCTCCCGGAATTCCTGAGTCGGGCCGTCAAACGTGAATGTAATCAGCCCTCCCGCAGGTCCTTTCCTGTTTTTAGCAATGAACATATCTCGCGGCGGCGTTTTCCAGTCGGATTTACGCTTATACAACAACATCGCCGCATCAACGTCCTGCTCGATCTGTCCGGATTCTCGCAGGTCAGACAACGTTGGCGGGTCAAAATCCGTCTTGTTCTGCGACCGCCGAAGCTGGGAGTTAGCGACGACCAAAACTTTTAACTGCCGTGCGATGCTTTTTAGCCCCAGCGATATTTGAGACACTACGTCCGTTCGATTTCCCTGATTCACCCAGCGCTCCGGCGTCATGATTTGCAGGTAGTCGATGTAGATGATGTCATACCTGTTTTCCATCGTGATATTTCTGACATTTGTCACGGTCAACCCGCTGGCATCAATGATATCCAGATTTCTTCCCGCAAAACTCTGGTTGACGGAAATGATTCTATCGATTTCCTGCTTTTCCAGTTTCTTCCGCTGGAGCCGAAGGGAATCAACGGAAGCCGATAGCGCTAACAATCGGTCATAAATTTCCTCTGTCGATGTTTCAAAACTGAAATAACCGACTCGAAACTGCTGTGACTGATCCCACGCGATTTGTAGCGTCAACGCTGTTTTGCCAACGCTGGGCCGGGCGGCGACGCAAACATAATTCCCAGGCTTTGCCATGATAATGTCAGAAAGCTTCTGGAAATGCCAGTTGAAATAGTCCGGCGGTTGGTCTATCCGCTCTAATGCCTGGAGATAGCCCTCATACGCCGAAACGATCTCCACGTTGGTGTTCCTCTTCGTGATCTTATTCAGGCGCTCCATGACCTCCTGGGCCTCTTCCGTCGTTTGGCACTTCGTCAGCGCCAGACCGAGCTGATGGTAATCATCCAATGTCGCTTTTTCAATAGCAATCTTGATATACTCGCTGACGTTGGCCGCCGTCGGCGTGACCTCCATCAGTTGCATCAGCGTCTCTCCGTAACCCGATCCCATGGCGTTGTTCACGGTCACTGGGTCTACAACATCGCCATTTTGGTACATCGTTTTGATCGTCTGGAAAATTGTCCGATACTCTCCGGAAAACTGAGTGTCGGTCATTTTCGTCACGACCTGGCCGACGCATCGGCTGTCGATCAGCATGGATCCCAGGATGGACATCTGCGCATCTAGTGCCTGATCCGGGGTCAGGGAAGTCTCAAAACTCATAGCCGATACGCCCCCTCCGGCTCCGTCTGCCCGGCGCCCTCAGTTTTGCTCGGTGCAGGCTTTTTCACGTCCTCCCACCGGCGTTGATTCAGCCAGGTGGCAGCGTAAGGGATCCCGATACCTCGCTGCCAATCCTCGCTGTTGAGCTGGTTCATCAGCCCCAGCGCCATGGTCCGCAGGAGGTCCTCATCCGGTCGCAGGTTGTCCCAGGCCCGGATAGCCGCCTGTTTATTTTCGCCCCTGGGATAGCTATCCCAGAATTGTTCAAAGCGGTCCGGCTTCCAATCGGGGAAATATTTTTGCTTCCGCCCGCGCCGTCCACCCTTTGGGGGGACTATAGGGGGGGTTATATCTAAGTTATTAATATACTTAGTATTTGATTGTGGCGGGTTTTCCGTCAACGGTTTTCCCGTCGACGGGTTTTCCGTCAACGGTTTTTCTGGCAACGGTGCGTTTCCATCCCCTTCTCCCACATCCTGTGTTTGGGCATCTACGCCCAGGGGGATTTCCCGGATGACATACGTCATCGGTCCAAAACCGCCGCCCTTATCCCGCGTTTGCTCACGGTGCAGGTAACCGCACTCTTCCAGTTCTTTCAGGGCCGCCGTCACAGCGTCCTTGCCCTCTTTGCAGATGCGTACCAGGCCGTCCACGGTGTAAACCCAGCTATCCGGCAGGCCCAAAATTTTGGACAACAGCCCGACAGCTTTTAGGCTCATCCTGGTGTCGCGCAAATGGTAGTTGCTCATGATCGTGTAGTCATGGCATTTTTCCACGCGGATAATTGCCATAAATTCCTCCATTCGCTTTACATACCGCCAAAAATGCGATATAATCAAACTGTACTCAATCCATAGCCATATGGATCCTCTGTTCAGGCATCACAGGCTGCTATCCTGTGATGCCTTTCCTTATGCCCTGATCTGGCTGTACCGCAGCGCCTTGGCAATGTCGCAAGCGAGCCATTTTTTCCGCCCGTTGATGTCGACCGGCAGCAAATTCTCCGCTTCCAACCATTTCTTGGCGGCCTTGTCGTCTCTCAGGCCAAGGACCATTTTCACGTCCTGGATATCCAGGCAAAGGCAGCCAACCAGCGCAACAATGTCATTTTCCAGTGGCTTGCTTTTTACCTGCCGTTTTGGCTCGGCGGCGGGTTGCCCCAGTAAGGACGGATCGCAGATTTTTGTTATTCTCGGCATTTCGTTTGCCTCCTCTCCTCGGCTCTATCCCCAGTTCCGCCAGCCAATCGTATGGCCGGACATCATGCACATGGTAGTGCCGTGCGATGTCCTTGATCGGCATCCCGGTCAGGTAGACCTCCATGAAATCCTCCGGGATCGGCTTTTTCGCTCGCTTGTACTTCACGGCTCCATTCTGCGTATCCGCCCGTCTCCCGGCCTTGACTCGGTGGCAATACTGCCCGCCGGTGCAGTTCGGTTCCTCGCAGGTCAGGCAGGCGTTGATTTCCTCCGGCCCCTCAGAGTGCCGCATTCTTACGGTACCCTTCAGTGCATCGCTCGGTGCCTCTTTCCATGGTTTGGAGGCCGCCGTTTGTATCATAACGCCGTTTACCCTCACGCTCACGTTTTACACCCCACTCTCTCGATCCATACCACGGCGTCCCGGCGCAACGTGGGCAAATGTAGCGCTTGGTGCCCTTTTCCAGCACCGACACGTTCCACTCCAACCCACATTCCCGGCACAACCTCTTCACAGCACCCGCAGGGGGATCCCCGCACGGCGCAGAGCCAAGTTAACCTTGCCCTTCCGGGTCTTGGCCCGCACGGCCTTCTCACGGCTCTTGGTGGCCTTGACTTCGGCCTCCCATCTGGCCTTGGCGTTGGCTTCCAGAGTGGGCTGCATCACTCTCATGATACCCTCGATATCTGCCCACTTCCGCGCCTCAGCGCGGGCTTTGATCTCTTGCACAGTGTTCATCGTAATTTCTCCTTTTCCTCAAGTTTTGCGGCTTCCACCCGATAAAACCGGGTCTCCCCGCCGCGGATCGTCCTGGTGATGATCTGCCCCAGCAGGTTCC